AATTCTCACATGGCGGCAATGAGAGCAAGTACCCACCTCATGCCCGTTTTCTTCATGGAGTTCTATCCACTCACCATGCACAACCGGTCTTGCGTCTACGGCGGGCTGTCGTTTCACATATCTGGAAAGAGTATCAGCTACCACTGCGCCCATCCCGCCGTTCTCTTTAGCTGCCTTTATATCTTCCAGCAGCGCCTTTCGGCTTATCAAATCGTACACGGGCTATTCCTCCCACATATCCATCTGGTTGTCATCGGCTTCTTCCTGTGTTCGATCCTGCATCCACCAGTCGAAGTATTCTTGGCCTGACCTAAATTCCTGTTTAAAACAGTGCTTGTCCGATTTATCGTCAACAATATACTGTGCCGTGCGCAGATACTGCGCCTTGAATTTTGGCCAGCGGCGGAACTCCTGCTCACGCGCCGCGCGCCGCGCCATGGGGCATCCGATGCAACCAAGCCGCGTAAATCCCTCATTGTACAGGCTGCATTGCTTTATCCCCACATCTTTGGAATAGGACCAGATATCCGAATCCGTCCAGTACGCAATTGGATTCACGCGCCGCTCAGCGGTTGCATAGCATTGTTCAAATATGCGCCGATTTTCACTATTATCGAATGGCATTACGATATTTTTTCCGTCCTTGCCATGCTCCACAATTTCAAGCTCATTGCGCTTTTTCATTCGATTTGAACTCTCGAATTTGCGAACGCCCATGCACTTAAAAGCCTTTCCGCATTCTGGTGCAGGACGTTCTTTTAAGGATTCACAACAAAAGCGTCGTTGTCTCATTGGCAGCATCCGTTTTTTTCGGCATAGCTCCCACATACTCATTTCATACAGCACATCATAAGTTAAATACCCCAGATCGCGGTATGTCTGGAAATTTGCACGCTGAAAATAGACAAGCTCCGGCGGGTCGATCCCTGTGATATTATGCATATAAAAATGCTTCACTCCGGCCCGGCGCATCAGATGTCCAAGCACGCGGCTGTCCTTTCCCTCAGATGTACATACACAATAGCCCCTTGGGTCTGCGTGGAGCGCCGCGCCCTCGTAAAATTGCAGCAATTTTATAGATTCGATATCCGGCGCATTCTTGATTGCTCCCGATTCATTCCACTCCAGTTGATGCTTCAATCTCTTCCGCCTCACTTTTCCCGATTTTAAACAAGCTCTACGGGCGGTGTCGGAATTTCTTGTTCAATGGGTCTCCATAAATGCAGACAATATTGATGCTGGTCTACATACTGCGATTGTGCCGGATGAAACTGAATCACCGTTTCCTCAGGCTCAAAAAACAGATTTTTCACCGCGCACATTTCTTTCCATGTAGGACATCTTTTCTGATTCTTCGGCGACACGCTTACGTGCTCCCAGCCTCTACCGTTTGAGGCAATACAGAATAGCGCTCGGCCATTCACAAAAATCTTAAAAGCCCCATTCTTATCGTCGCCATTGTTCCCGCAGTATTTGCGCACATCCAGACGCCATTTATCCAATGCATGTAGATCTCTCATTCGCTTATCATCCTCCATAACTCGCTGCCTTTTGCTTTTAACGGCCTCTCCATTTGCTCTTGCCTTCGTGACTCACTGCTTCCACGCAAGAGACCCCGCAGCCCCAACCGCTACCCGGGATTATGTGATTTTCAGTTCCGATACTCTAAACACGCTTTATAGTTCGCAGTGAGCGCGTCGAACGCAGCGGCACTTCCGCCTGCGTCCGGGTGCATTACCTTTGCCATTCTTTTATATTGCGTCTTAATCTCTTCTTCGGATTCCGGAATATCCGTGAAACCCATCGCTTGAAAGCACGGAGGGACAGCAGCGCGCGGTGCCGGCAGAGCCTTCATTCCTTCAATCCAGCTTTGCAACTCGTAGATTCCCCGTTCAGTCATGCGGGCGATATCCTCCAGCGTCATGACAAGCTGGGCAAAGAGATCACTTACGTGCACGATATTCTGACCGTGCGTCTTGGCCTTTTCGACGCTGTGCTCGAAACGATAAAGCTGTCCGTGGTATATAAATTCGATGAAGCAAGCCGCACGCGTCCAGTCGTAGTTGTAGCTCTCTGCACCAAGCCGTTCCATTACACGCGCCAATTTGGCTTCATAGTCCCCGGAGTAGATTTTCCTGCTTGGCATCATGTCCCCTCCTTGGTCTTCACCGGGAGAACCAGCGCGCGGTATCCGTCTTTTTCCATCTGCGCCGGACGGAGACGCCCCGCAAAGTAGATCGTCAAATCGTCTGAATCAAAATGCTTGATTGCATCTATCAGATAAAGGCTGTTGAATGCAATGTCAAATCCGTTCAACTTCTCAAAACCACCTGCAATGTCTTCCGCATAGTTCCCCGTTGCGGATTTAGCCGAGATCGTACACTTGTCTGTGTCGAACCTCAACATAATGATGCACTTGTCCTGATTCGTGGCCAGCAAGGCACGCCGCAAAGCGTCCATCGTTTCTTTTTTAGGGAGCCGGGCACACATCGGTGGCTGTGAAAGGAACGCTCTTTTGTAGTCCATAAAAGAATCCGCAATGAGCCGCGTCACCATCATGTATTCTCCGATCTCGATATACGCCGCTGATGCACTGGCTTCAATTTTTACTGACTCAGCCTCGCCCAGTGACATGATTGCCTTTGCTGCCACCATTGGCAATATAAAATGGAACTCGCCCTCATGCGGGATTGTTGTCCACACAGAACGGTATCCGTCACAAGCAACGATATTCAACGTCGCACCGTCTGCGTCGAAAAATATCCCACCAAATGCAGGCTTTTTATCTTCACGGCTTACGGCATAAAGCACATTCGAAATCGCGTTAAACAACGCCTCGGCGGGAATCTCTAAGGCGTGATTTGGACTCTTAGGACGCTGATGAAGCACCATTTTACTGGCGTCAAGTCCCTCCTGTTTGCTTGTGATCGTGCCCGCGCCTATCGTTACCATATCTTTTTCGTCTGACTCAATCGAAATCATCCCATCCGGCAGGCTCTCAATAAGTGCGACTGTCTTTGCTGCCAGCACCGTCGGATGCTCCATAGATGCCGGCAATTTCGCCGAAATCTGCATAATTTCATTGACAGCTGTAACGGTATCGCCGTCAATCAGCATTCCCGCTGGTATCGCTCCCTGCTTGCTGCACGGCACCGCGCCGCGCAGATTTGCGAGTTTTGGGGCGATTTCATATTTTTCGATATACATTTTGAGTCCTCCTATAAAATTCTATATTCCGCCGTGCAGCTGCTCCGGCGTTCGTTTTCTTATGCCTTTTGGCGTGCCGTCATCTCTTCGATGATTGCGTCCAATGTATCAGCGCCGCCCCATATCTGCGCGTGATGCTCCAGGCACGGCCTGTGAACGTACCACAGGCGCCGGGGCGCTGTACGGCCCACACGTACCATCAGCGCCAACATCTCCCTTGTAGGGCTTTCCTGGCCGCATATAGGGCACCGTCCATAGTGGTACGCGCGATATTCGTCGCTGGTGTTGGCATTCTCCCGCAGCAGCTCTGCCGGATATTCCTGCGGTGCGCCGGGGAGCCACTGATCGCGCAGATTGTTGCGGACAAATACCGGCGTACCATTCGCCGCGGCTATTTCAACGATTTCTTTTGCCCACACGGCTTGCATTTTTTCATTGATTGCCGCTCTTCCACTTTCTGCACTAAGTACCACCCACGAAACGTTTCGGAGCTGCGTATGCCCTGCCGGATTCGCAAATGAGCCGGACACAGGTTCGATCAGAGCGAAGCTGTTCACGCCGTGCGCATTGAACGCCGTATCCTGCGAATTCTCAAGCACCGTGCCATACCAATAGTTCGAGCGCACCGGGAGTTTCCCCGCACGCCATAACGCTTCGTACCGCCACGGCGTTTTTGTGATAAACATATACCGATGATATGGATACCTTGCGCAGCTCTCAAATACTTCTTCAATCCATTTGTCAGGCACCCACTCCCCGAACATATCTCCCATATGCCCAACCAGAAATCTGCGGCTGACTTTTATAAGGCCCGGGTTATCATCCCTGTAACGGTGGCGCGTCGGGAAAAATCCAAACGGTAGCGCAATTATGTTTCTACCCGAGGAAAAGGGTTCTTCGAGTTCAAATAATCGGGCGTCCTTATCACCTTTGCAGCGCGGGTCTGTGATATGGTGGCGCACATCTATTGATGCGCAAAACGCACGTTTGCGCGGCACGCATGCCGTGCATTCCCGCATGCATCCCGTAATGGGCGCCCATGCGAAGTCCGCCCACTCCAACCGGCTTCTGTTCATTATCTGTACTCCTTTCCCGTTTTGGTGTCTCGCAGGTGAATTCGATTCTGCACTTCGAGGCCCAAACCGTCGGCCAGTGCTTTTACGATGTGGATGTAGTCCTGCACCACTTTCTCCCGGTCAGCAGATTCTCGCGCTATTCCTTTCAACGCCTTGTATGCCGTGGGATCTGGACACCCGCTGGCATTCAGTTTAGGATTTTTTATCATCAAGCATTTCCGCCTTTATGTAATAGTCATATGCTCCGCTCGCTTTCCCGGCGCGGTGCCGCCGTGTCATTTGCACGGTATATCCTGCCTTGAGCAGCATCCGTCCGAGGTCGAGCCGCTCTGGCGCGGTCAGATTGTTCACTTGAATTTCCATACCATCACCCGCACTTGTTTTCTATCAGATCGGCTATCAGCTCTTCCACCAGCAGTTTTCCCGCCAGCTTCCCGTTGCGTATAACAGTCTGTTTTTCTTTGAGTTCTGCGAATTCTGCAAGCCTTAATCCCCTTGCGCGCTGCGCCAGCATCTTTTCGTCATCACCAATACGAGAAGCTACAACACGCTGCCATTCCTCCAAGAAGGGCGCGGCCTCTTTCAAGTCGTCGTACTGCTCGTTCCCGTAGCTTCTCTTTTGCCGAATCGTCCCTCCGGGTTCTACTTCGAGCGTGTACCACGGTACGTCTGGTTTCTCTGCCCGCCGTAAGAACATGATGTAGCTCTCACGTTCTGAGATTCGCTCATAATATCTATCGCTTCGGGGCACGCAATGGTCCAGGAATTCTCCATCTGAAATAATATCTGCGGCGCCCTCAGGGACGCAGATGCAGAAGGTGTCTCCGGCGTACTCGTACAGTTTTTTTGCTTTTCCCATGATTTTTTTGATGGAGAATTTTTCTTCAAGCGCCTGCGCCCGTGCCTCGATAGCGGCTTTTCTTTGGCTCGCTCTGGCCATTGCCTGCTGCTCTTTCACTTGGCTTGCCAGTTCATTGTGCCGGCGTTTAAGGTCCAGCGGGAAACGGACGATATCAAGCTCGAGCTGCAGCCCCAGCTTTTCCGCCATTCTGATATAATCAAGCCAGTCGGACGTGATGTGCGAATCAATCACTTTTCCATCTCCGCCGTTTCTCCGCGTACACTGTCTGAGATATTTCAGCACTTTCCCGGTACCAAAGCGTTTGCCGAGTCGTTGAACTTCGGCGGGAGACCATATCTTTTTCACCATCTTCAAATTCTCTTCGGTGATTGCCAACCCAGCAGCTTTCCAGCTGTGCGCACGTTCCACTTCTTGCAGATCGTGCGTTTTCCCCGCAATCCGCATTTCCTGCCGATTCAAGCCGAATACACCATAGTAGGTTTTGCTCTTGAGATTCAGCCATGTACGCCGACACGCTCCGTAGAACACCTTCAGGAACTCATTGCACCATCCCGTTTTTATAAGTGATTCCAGCATGGGGACAGTCTTTATTTTTCGCCACAAAAGACATATATCCATGATGTCTGCCGACTTATAGTAGCGTTTCACCCAACTCATACCAAGGTATTTTTCTACTTGTTTTTCAAGTCCTTCGTCCATGCAGACCATAGCGCTTCCCGAATACATACCTTGTGAACAAACGAACATTTTTTCGAGGGCAGCGCTCTGTGCCATCACATACTCCGAGCGTTTTTCTTGCCATCTGTACTCACTTTTCCAGTGGATGGCTTTTCTTTTCGTGTCAATGAGGTAAATATCTCTGTCGTAAACTTCCAGATTTGCTTTCTTCTCGTGGAAACTGAAGAACACCAAAAATCTCCGAAGCCATAGACCGTCTGGCGTCTCCTGCGCCATTACAAAAGTGCGGGATTGCTCTTTCCGCTTCGCGCCATATCTTGTATTGTGTGCAAGCATCGGTTTTCCGCACGCCGCACACTTCGTCATGCCAAGGTGTGATAGCGATTCTGCTTCCGTTGTGTATTCCCCGCCGCAGCTGTCACATCGCACATCCTGCACCCACATATTGCCCGGTTCTCCTCCCGGCAAAATCGTTTTCACTTTTCGATTTTTGAACCACAGGAACACCGCGTCGCTGCAACTCTTCAGGATGCGTTTTTCAAAATCGCCAGGCAACGGCGGGAGGCGGTTCATATATTGACGCGTTTCCTCTGCTTGGCGCTGGTTTCTTTCGCTCCGCAAGCGTCGCGACCGAGCGTTTTGTGCCTTATAAATCAGTTCCATCGGGGAGATCTTATCGGTGCATCCGAAATATTCCCGCAAGAGGCGTTCCTCCTCCTGCATAATGGAAACCTCGCGGTATCGCAGGCTACCGCCGTGCTGAGCGGGTTCAACCCATTCCACACGCAAATCCCTTCGATCTGCAGCCTTATTTCCCCGCAGTGTGCCGGTCCACTCTTCTCCGTAGAAGTACCACACAACCAAAGGTGACTTAGCTCTATCCCATACGGCAACCGTCAGCACATCACCTTTGATGTATCGGCCCGCCGCAATGCCCGTTGCGACTGTTGCCCGAAGCGGCCCGGAGCAGGAGACAGGAGAAGCTTTCGGCTGTGGACACAATGCCAAGAATTCTTCCGTCTTTGTCATGCCTGCACCGCCTCTCTCAATTCGGACATGCCGTATTCGTGACCCGCACGCACCTTTACTCCATCAACTTGCGCGATCACATATTCTCTAACTTCGCCCATCTCTTCCCGGGCCAACAGTATCCAGGAATTCATTTTTCCCGTCGCCCGTGGCTCCTTATCACGGCACACATGGAACGGGCCTTGGTCTACGACCTTATTTCTCGTGCGCTCCGGATGCTGCATCATGTATGCCACAGCCGCCATCAGATAGCGTTCTTCGTCCAGCTTCGCAAGCGTCGTCAGTTCCGTGCAGCTGATACGGGTATCTACGCCGTCTTCGTCGATATCCCCGCCTGCCTCCACAATCCAGAATTCGTTCTTGCCATTCCATTGGTAATAGCAAAGGCAGTCGAGAGGATCCTCCGCACAATGAAAACCACCAGCGGCACATTTCGCTTTATCCGTCACGTTACGGCCTTTCTCAAATTGATAGTTCCTGCATACGAGTCCCGGGCCGAATGCCTTGTACGCGATCATTCTCCGTCCGCCCCCTCTCCAAACAATGAGATCTGAATGGCTCCTGTCTCTTGCGGCTGCACGCGCTTTGCCTTCTCCTTTTTTGCGGGCGCCGCTTTTTTCACTTCCGGCTGCTTTGCCTTGTTCGTCTGGCCCACCGGGTCTCCCTTCTCTGGGATCTCGCCCAGCATCGGTTCTTCCCCGGTTGTTATTTCCATCCAAAACTGCACCCTTGCATTTGGGAAATAGAATTGTGCTGCGCGGCGATATACCTCAATATCTGAGATGGAGTATCCCGCGTTTTTCAGCACTTCTGCGCAGCAGGCTTCCAAGGAGCCGCCCGACGTCACCGCTTGGGCAAATTGTGTATCTTTTGAGAATTCCTTTAAGGCCCTTGCCACATGCCCGGCAATCGCCTGTGCGTTCCGCTCTCCTGTGAAAGACGACAATTCTGAGTCTATTTTCATTCTCGCCAGACGTGTGATATCCGTGTTGATGCCCAGTGCTTCCGTTTCCTCGTTCCAAAACGCCTCCCTCTCTGCTGCCGCCACTGCGTGCGCATCGCAGAGTTGGTTGTATTTTTCCCGGTTGCCGAACATGCGGCAGGCCAATGCATCGTTGGTGATTTCAAGATTGTGTGTGGTGGGTTCCATAGTCTTTCCTCCTGTCAAAATAGGCTCATTTGCCCGTTTTTTCTTACGAACAGCTCCGCTTCGGGCACCGTCCGGGGCAGTTCTGGTTCCACGATCTCCGGCCGCGTTTCCTCTGGCCCGCTGTTCTCTTCCAAAGGCTCCTGCTTTTTGTCAGTGATCATTGCCATGCAGGAAAGCAACGCCCATTCCACCGGGTGCAGTGTGGCTATAAGCGCCCGGTCATCTTCAGCGCCGTCTGCCGTTGTGATTCCTATGCGTTCCCGCAACAGCCATCCGTTCCACAGGTATACCGGCGTGTACCAGCGGGAAAAGACTTCACATGTAAGAGTATTCGCGTGTTCGACCACTGCCGGGATGCCGTAAAGTGATAGCTGGATATATGCCATACAGGTGCATTTAAAGTCCAAGTCGCACGCCAGCGCCACCATGTTCGCAGCTGGGCTTTTTTTCTCCTTCAGCAGCACTTTCGCCGCCGAGATCACCATCACGCCGCTGCCGCAGGTCGGTTCGCACAGCATGATGTAATTCTTTCCTTCTGGCGGTTCCTGGACTCCGCTTATTTGTGCCATCATGTCTGCAATGCTCTGCGGGGTAAAAAACTGCCCCTTGTACTTGTTGTGCAACTCCAAGTCGTGAAACACTGCCCCCAAGATATCTTTGGGGCCTTCCGTCGCCATCGCTTGGTCTGCCGCCTGTACCAGAACCGTGAACATCTCTGGAAATACTGATTGCTCATCTTTCCGGTAATGGCCAATCGCCTCCATATAGAGCTTTTCCCGTTCTTCCCGGTGTACCGGGTCAACCGCATTGCTGATGGCTGTTGCTGCCATAGTTAAGAAATCGTTGAATACGCTCCATGTGCTGTACTTTTCACCCAAGCCTTGAATCATCTTTACCAGCTTTTTCTGGTGTTCGTTCAGCATTACTACCTCCTGTATCTCTGTGTCAGATGCGGCAAATCCCTTTCGCATTCAATCCCGAGCATCGCGTCCAATTCGTCCGGCGCATTGTACAGACAAGTCATGAGATATGCCACCGGGTTCGCAATGTCTTTATCAGCTGCATTCAGCCTGTCCAGCGCCAGCTTTACGGCGTCTGTATCAAGGCGTTTGAGTTGGGATATAACCTGTGTCCTCGGGAGCCTTTCTCCGCGTATCTGCGTACTCTGGTTGCGTACCATGCGCCGTAGAGCGTCTTTCAACGTGTGTCTCCATGGCTTTTCTATCTCATTCCAGTCGATTTGTTCGCAAATCAGAGTGTATTTACTTTGCAATGCTATCTCTTCTTCTGATGCCGACGCAGCGCGCGGCTGTGGGGTACACTCTTGGCCCAATAGCTCAGGCACGAACGGGATGATGCGATATATCGTGGGTTTTCTTCCGCCTTGCTCGAAATATTCGATTCGCTTGCAATCTGCGAGCTGTTGGCGCGCACCGTAAATCGTATCCTTCCCATATCTTGTACGCGTTTTGAGAAGATCCATAGATGCAGGAAACACATCCGGCCACATCGCTTTATTTGCAGTTATCATGAGCGCGTGCCAGAGGGAAATTGCCGCCGGTGAAAGTTCATTGCCTTCCAGCCATGCGTAAAAAGCATTGATTTCTGAGATGTATTTCAGGCGCTCACCCCCTCCGGCGCACCATTGACCGTTCTATTCCGTCCGGCGTGCCTCCTGATGTTGGTGCAGGTAGATATACTCGCCGCCGCGCCGGATATTACGGTATATGAATTCGTCGGCCTGCTGCCGTGACAGATGCGTTTCCATTGCACGCCGCTCATATGTGTATTCTCCTGCAAATTTCTTCGCTGCTACCGCCTTGCGGATCTCTTCCTCATCGTGATTTGCTTCGACCAGATACAGGTCATACCCCGGCGCGGAGATTTCCCGCAAACTGCCCGTGTCCGTGGCATAGAACGCGCGCTCTCCATCTTCGAACCGCAATTTATATCCACAGTTCGGCACGTCGTGCCAAAGCCGTACCGGCTCCACCGTAACCGCCCCATAATCGTAAACGTGTCCCGGTTCAATGACGTCAATGTTTTCCGCAGGTACAAGCCGCGCCAGCTCTGGCACAAGCCAACTTCCCGCGCCAAATCGGAGCGTCGGCCGTTCATGCGCCAGCGCGGCCAGCGTAGTGCGGTTGAAGTGGTCTCCGTGGATGTGTGTCAGCAGCACCAGCCGTAGGGCCGGGTATGCCCCGGCCAGCGCCTTGAAGGGCACGCCGCAATCTACCAGCAGCCAGTAGTTGAGCAGCACCGCATTGCCCTTGCTGCCTGTGGATATAACATCACATGCGATCATTGCCCCGTTTCCTCCTACAAATCGTCCATGCTCACCATGACCGGCTCTTTCTCCGGCATACGGATAGCGTCTGCGACCGTCTCACGCCGCTGCCCCTCGCCGAGCGCGGCAGGTTCGCTCACCGTTGCCGCTTCCGGCTGCAGCTCCGGCATGTCTTCCCTTTCCGGGAGAAGTTCTGCATTGATTTCCTTTCCGTCCGCTTCATAGGCCCGTTGAAATTCAGTGCTCATGCTTCCCCAATGGCTGATAAGCTGGCGCAGCATGGTCTTTTTTCCCATAGCGTCGAAGTCCTTATACCAGAAGCTGCTGTACTTCCGCATGTCTTTCTCCGCCACCTCGCCGCGCTGTATCGCATGATACGCTTCCACATTAAACGCGGGACTGTATCGGTCGGCATGCTCCATCATTTGTTCAATGCTCCAGTACATGGCTTTCATAAAGCCGTTCAGCTCTTCGAAAAAGGCATAGTACCCGATTGTCGGAAGCTCACGTCGCTTCTCCCAATTCAAAATTGGATGCACCTTGATTTCTTCCGTGAAAGGATTATAGCTCTCCAATTCGCCCGCTTTGACCTCAATGACGTTGATATGTCTGTACACGCCGGAACGCTTTGCCAGTTGGATATAGCCTTTGTACCCGAGGACGAATTGCGCCTTGGTTTCAGTCTGACACATCCATTTTCCCTTGCTGTCTTTGAGATGCTCACCATTCTCATCGTACAGCCACAGTTTTTTGCCGTCCGGCCCTTTCAACGCGTTTTCAAAGGGGATCATGTAAAACTGGCCAAGCTGCGGGCTGGGCGAAAGGTTCAGCGCTTCTCCCAGCAGCGCCGCGGTAAGGACGGAACCGGCATCACAATCCTGCAAGCCCGGGTTGACGGCTACAACGGATGAAATGCTCGCGATGAACCGGTTCGCCCGCGCAGGATCGTTCAGGGTGTTGCGTATAAGGTTCTGATAATCTTGCTGGGTGATTGCTACCGACCACTTCGGTTTTTTACGGGTCACTACCTGATTACTCAAAATCGTATCCTCCCTCAGTCAAAAATTGCTTCAGTGCACGCAGCTCCGTGCGCGTGCCGCGCACCGTAAACGTCAACTGTAAAATCTCCCTGTTGGATGGGACAGGCTCTTTCTGTGCCGCGGGCGGCGCCATCTCCACCGATTCATCCATCCTTTGCTGGACCGTTGTTTCTGTCGGTGGTTTAAATACGGGCGGGGCCGGGTTTGCCTGCGGCGGGTTTTGTTCGGCACACTCCGCGCTGACCTTGGCCGCAGCCGCTGCTTTCAGCGCCTTTTCCGCCGCGATGCGCTCTTTTTTCTCCTTCTCCTTTTGAAGCGCCTCATATCGTCTTTGTATCAGCCTTATGGAGTCCGCCAGAAGCAAAGTTTGCTTGTACTCGACCATGATTTCATCAGCGTGCTCCTGCGTCTCTATAAGGCCGATTTCCGACGATATGCGGGACACAAAGCTCTTTGCCTTTTCCTTGAGGCTTTTTTCGCTGGCCGAGAGCGTTACGGTTATTTCTGCCTGCTCGTACTTGAGCCAGTCGATATTCGCCGCCACGCAGCATTCTTCAAAATAGGATTTGATTTTCTCCTTTTTTGCTTCTTTCAGGCCGTTCTCAACATCTGCAATCTTGCTGCCCAATTGCTCGTTTGCCGGACCATACACATCCGTAACGCAGGTCTTATAAATCGCTTCCAGCTTCTCATACGGCTCCATTACAGCTTTCTTTGCGGCGATGCGCGACTGTTCCAAAGCGCTGAACTCGCTGTTTAGTTCGGCCCGAACCTTTTTCACCGTTTTGACGGTCTCTTCCGAAACGACCATTTGCATGGCGTCGGCCACACGCTTTTCAGCTTCTTCCTTTATCAGGTGTAGATGCTCCTCAAACTCCGGGAGCTGCTTCACGATTATCAAGCGTTTCTCGTTTACCTCTTCCACGATGCTCTCCTTTCAAGTCTCTGCCGCGCATACCGTGTATCCCATCAGCGCCAGCAGCTCCACCGTACTCATGCGCTCAACGCATTCCAGGTGATACAGCGTTCCGTCTATATCCACCATTTCCTCCCCATGATAGATTGGCTGCGCGCAATCTGCACAGATCCCGGCCTGCGCCTCCTCTCGCGCGTTCGGACAGCCGGCCAAGCATGGCACATGCCCGCACTCACAACACATCTTCCTCTCCCTCGCATTCTCCGGGCTGCGGATATGCTCCGCAGGTCTGCACCTGCAAAAATATGTACATTTCCAAGCCCCGGTTTTTTATCTGGCTGGCATTCTTCATGATCGTGGCCGATTGTCCAGTTTCCTGTGTGAGATAGCCGTAACGCCTGCACAGCTCTATGACTTCTTCCCACTGCTCATCCCTGCGCGCCGCCAGTTCATTGATGCCCTGTTCCGTCATTTGCATTCCCTCCCGGATAAAGAAGTGCCGCCGGCATATTGCTCCGGCTCAGGCAGCGGTGTGCGGCGCGGATCGCGCCGCCTGTACTCTGCCGGCCGGGCAGGCCCGAAGGCCGCCAGCGGGTAAAAAGCTTTCATAATATTCGCCTCCACAGTTGATTTTTTCGGAAACCGTGGTACAATAAGGATGTGTGGTGGGTCCTACTGCTTCGGCGGTGGGGCCTTTCCTTTTGTACAGGCGTTGGCTCAGGCCAGCGCCTTTTTCGTTTCCAGCCATGTAATAATGTCCTCTCGCTTGATCGTGCCGCCGCCGTGCGGCATCACTGCTATAAAGTCCTGCTTGAACTGCTGGTGCAGCTCGTATGCCGTCCGCTCTTCCACATACAGGGAAAGGATATTGAGCGCCAGGTCTGCCGGGCCGCTCCCGCCATATCCCCACTCGAATCCGGATGGGCTGTGGTAGCAAATCCGCCGTGGAATATTAACATGCGCTTTCCCGTCCGCATCCCGGCTGCATGTCACATCTGCGGCCAGCAATGGCATCGGCTCTATCTTCTTCCGCTTTTCCGCCTGCGGAATGCGCATTCGTATTCTCGGTGACGAACCTGCCGAGCGTGTTGCCTTTGATGTCGAGTACAACGACTTCCCGAACTCCTTGGCGTAACATACCGGTCCGTACCCCGCCTCCACAGCCGCCGGGGTCGTAAGTACTCTGTGGCATTTTCTGCACCTTGCCGGCATTATGTGCACCTCCAAAAAACATGCGGTTTACGGCCCAAAGAGCGAACAGCGCCGCGCCCGCCGTCAATATCCATTCGCCTCCTACGGCCCAATAGCCGCGCTCTGCATACGCATATGGAATAGCCCAGCGTGCTACCATCCAGCCTGCCAGAACCGTTACCAGCAGCTCCACGGCGACAATAAGCGCATATGCCAGTGCCAGCCGTCTATTCTTCCTGTGTCTCATATGGCCACTCTCTTTCACATTGGATTTTCTGTACCACGGCCCATTCGTCATTCGGCAGGACAATACCGTGGAAATCCTGCATTGCCTCATCCATCCCGCACCCGTCACAAATCGTGATTCCCTTGAAATGCCGTGACATTGCATTGGTGTGCAGATGCTGTTTCATGCGGTACCTGCCGCAGCGCGGGCACGGGATAAGGTCGGCGCGATCAGCGTTGGCATTCTGCATATCCGCATACCGTCTCAAGAAAAGCTCTGTTGAACGCTCAAGAGACGAACGTTCCTTTTGACAGTCACATTTTTCACCCGGGTCTAAATGGGCGCCGCACTCTGTGCAAGTACTGTATTGCACGACAAAACCCCCTCTACCTGGTCTTCATCCACGAAATATCTTTCACAGAAGAAGCGGGACGGGATGCAGCCGCGGCGCGTCATATATCCTTGCTTCTTCAGCTCCCCGTTCAACTCCGAGATAATCAGATATGCCTGCGATCTGCTGTATCCCGTTATCATCATCACATCAGTCGATGTAAGGAACGGCCTCATTTTTCATCACCTCAATCCGCAAATTTCACGGCCATAATAGCGGCCGAAACGTCGTCAAGCTCTTTCAGTACCCTTTCCCATCGGGGGCGCTCTTCGGGCGAAATGACGCCATCACAAGTGATATCCAGCATCTCTTCACGGCACTTTAGGAAGTCGTTCAACTCTTTCTGGAGCCGCAAAATAGCCGTCGGGAGATCCTGCAATTTCACATCCGGCAGGAATGATGCACACGCCTCGCTTGACCTGAGATGGGACACTGCAAGGTACTGGCAATTGTAAAGGTCCATCATGCGCACAACTATCTCACCCGGCGGCACGCGCCGCCCCGTTTCATATGCGCGCAAACTCTCTACTGATATGTCCAGTAGTTCAGCCGCCCGCTCCTGGGAATAACCGGCTATTTCGCGCGGCTTTTTGTAGATATTTCGGTTTTCCGTCTGCATGGTGAATTTTCCTCTCTGGCGGTAAAATAATGATGGCTCAGGTTTTATCCGCCGCGTCTATGATCTTCGCCGCTTTCGTCAGCACTTCGCTGGCGCACCCAACAACATAATTTCCTGACAGGATGCTGGAAAGCGTGGATTCCGAAAGTTCCGGGAAGCCATCTTTGCGAAGTTCCCCCAAAAGCCACCGCTGCGTGCTGGGCTTTCCCTGTTTTTTCAGGATCTTCAGCTTGATGCCGATATCCAGTGCGTCTACTCCCATGTTTCTCTCCTTCCGTCGTTAAAAAGTTATTGCGCAAAACCGCTTGAAATGGTATCATTTGAGTGGGTATACAGATGCTTTTTTGGATGTACGTCCATAAGGCTTATTTTGTTATGGCCATTTCCCCTTTCATTTGGCCGAAGCAGCCTTTCAAGCGTACCTCGCCGGGAGGGATGGTTACCGCGCGAAAGGCAGGCGCGGCATCCGTCAAGATACGCTTGAAGCGCCGCTCCGGCGCTGTGTTTCAAAAAGGCATTCCCGCCAGCGCCTTAGAAAAGCTCTTCCACAGTGCTGTTCAGTGCCTTGGCTATCAGCTTGGCGATATCCGCTTTGGGAATGCGGTTTCCTGCTTCGTATGTCTGATATGCCCGCCATGATATTCCGGCCTTTTTGGCAATTTCCATTTGCGTTAGGCCGTGTGCTTCGCGTCGTTCTTTTAATTTCGTATACACAACACCTTCCCCTTTCTAAAATTAACACGCGCATTTGAACGTGTTACGCCATTATAATAACACGCGCATTTGAGCGTGTCAACCTTTATTTTTTGAGGTAACGGCATGATTGATTTTGCAACACAGCTAAAAGCTATTCGGAAAAGCAAAGGTCTCACACAAAAACAGCTTGCAGTAGATATTGGCGCAAGTGAGCGCGGAATACAGCAATATGAGTTGGGCGAACGCAAACCCGCCTTTGACGTCCTCATCGCCCTCGCCGACTACTTTGACGTGTCACTGGATTACCTTGTGGGCCGCTCCGATGTGAGAGAACGGAGATAAGGTTATGACTTACACACTGAAGCATAGATGGGTCGATTGCCCTATGTGGAAAGATCAAATCATGATTACAGCAAAGTATGTGTATACGGATGAATCCAATCCATATGAGGCCCGCTTTATGGGCGCTACCTGTGAAGTAATCGAAAACCTCAAACTTCCTGAGCGTAAACAAGACAAGCGGCTTGCTCTCTACAGATTTTGCAGAATGTCTGATACATGCCCCCATCTACGCAACTTTGCCGACCGCATTGATGTCCGTAAGCCTTAGTCGTCAGAAACGGTCGTTCTTCGTTCAACGCAGAAGTCAAAGTGCACTGCGTCAGAAAGAGTCTGCTTCGCCTGCTCGGAAAACTGGACCATTTGGGAGACAGACGGCTCTTGCTTGTCCAATTCGTTTCTTATCGCAACGACCGCATGATAAGACAGCCGAATGAGTTCTTCCAGCTCGGATATATTGATTACCCGTTCGCTTACGTACTTCATGATTTTCCCCCCTTTTAATCCATTGTGGTTGCCCACCGTTGTTGTCTCTGCGGTCGCGCCGAAGAGCCATTGAGACATCGAGGCATTGCTTCCTCATCTTCTGAGAGCTGTCCCTGCCGGAAGCTTCTAATCGCTTCGTTAAACCGAAACATCTTTTCGAGTTCCATGCCCAGCGTTCTGCTGCGAATCTCTATAAGCTGCTTGGTGGTTTCGCTGAGAACCTCTTTTCCCGTGTAGTAGTCACAGCGCAGATCAACATACTGGCGAAATAAATTGCGGTATATTCTGCAATCATTCTCGGGACATGTGATTTCAAGCACACCGCCTACTGCGGCAACTTTGCATGAGATGCGATAGAATTCCATGATGGTTCCTCCTTGTGTGGTGTTCGTGCTCACCGTTCAGCACGCCCCGCTATTAAATCGCTGCCCTATGGGCAAATTCATAGTGAGTGAGGTGCATTTGCATTGAACAAACTTTTGAGTTTACCCGTTCTGATACACGGACCAAGCAGCCACTGGCGCGCGCGCCACTAAGCTGCGGGCAAGTACCACCCGTGTGCCGTCGGCTAAGGGTTGTTGCCCTCATGGGCAAACTGGTGGAACCGGAACCACCTAAGCGGCGGCGTGACCATCTTGTCCTATCTTGCTTGTCGGACACCCGACGGGTTATGACGCCTCAGATGCGCCGAAAAATACCGCGGCCGGAACGGTCATTGAGGTAAACAACTTCGGGGGTTCCGCCCCTTCGTAGCAAGCGTAAGGGGCGGGATTCTGTTCATTGCAGCGGAACGCGCTGAACGGTGAGCACGATTATTTCTATTGTTTTGCTTCCTCCCACTCGATAACCCGGTGACAATACCTTCCACGGTTTCCTTCTTCTTCGAATCTGGCCGCATCAAACTGATCTTCGTTGTAATAGTCGGAGCAGTTTAAAATCCCGTCAATTCTATCGGGATAGTAGCGGCGGAATGCTTTGCATGCAGCATCAATATTCGGCGCCTTTACTTCTACCCAGCCGCCGTAAAACGGAAACGCTTCATGCGAGCCGAACGTAAAATAAAAACTTGGCATGATTTGTCCTCCCTTACTCCTCGGCCACGCTCTCCAGATAGCCGATGGCTTCCTGCAATGCTTCCTCGGCGGATTCCATGCTCTCGCTGGCTTCCTCCGATTGTTCGTACCTCTCAGAATTCTGGAGGCTTTCCGGCATGTTGTCCCGGGCCTCATCCTCTTCCTCGCGGATGGTCTCCAAGCGGTCTTTGAGGTTGCTGAGTTCCTCCATCAGGTCCGAGATTTTTTCGCGTCGTTTGTTGTTCATGTGTGGTGTTTCCTTTCTTTTAAAAAGTTTTTGTCTGTGGTTATATAATAATCCAAACTAACTTGGATAGCAACTATATTTTCAAAAATTATTGGAATTCGTTGTTTTTTATAAATTGTGAGGCTATTTTATGTTTGATTTCAATAGATTTAATGACTTAACCAAAAGAAGAGGAATCACAAAGCTTTATATTGCTACGCAAATTGGGCGGCATCAGTCTATATTTAACGATTGGAGCAAAGGAAAGTCCGTTCCAAAATCCGAACACCTTCGCCAAGTCGCCACATTATTGGATACCACTCCCGAATATCTCACCGGTGAGAGCGACGACCCCGGCCATGCGCCGGAACCTCCCGAAAAGCAAAAAAAGCTGCTCGCCGAAGCGAGCAGCCTGTCCGACGCCGAATTGGAAAAGGCGTTGGAGTATATCCAGTTTTTGAAAAGCCAGCGGAAAGGGTGAGTCTATGTCTGCATATAAGGATTTTAAAAAAGATTTTGTTTTGCGTACCCGTGAAATCATTGAAACCACTGACAAGGAAACTAAATATGACGTAACGCTACTTCTCAACTGTTTGCTTGGGTTGTTGGCTTATCCGATTGAGTCTCTCTCTGACTTGAGAAGTGATTCTAAAGATACTTCTAACATGAAAGCAAATGTTGTTTCCAACTCACAGCACATGAAATTTGTTAAATCGTGTCTTTTAGCTTTGGGTAAGATTGAGATTCGCCCCCTAGGTGAGAAGGATTGTGATGGATGGCGCAAGCAAAGTGAAAGCGACGATGAATATAGTCTCTATCGCCTCAGCTGCTTTCGAAATGCAATCGCACATTGCCATATAGACACTGAGCCGTGCAATGGAGGAGAGATTGCTTCTATTCGACTGCGTGACATAAACCCTCACAAGCCTTTTGTAGAGGTTGAAAAAACAGATGGTAAAAAAAGGAAACTCCGGTATCATTTTCAAAAGACCTTTTCAGTGCAGGAACTGCGTGATTTTGCTTTGCATGTAGCAAAGCAATATATCGAAATCTATTTCGGGGATTCGGATGAAGCTACCCCATCATCCGAAAATGAGATTACTGAAGCCCCCAATGCTGAAACTGCCATCAATGCTTCGCAAGAAACAGACGTGCAAGAGGAATGAGCCCCGCTTTGTCGCAGAGCACGGATATAGTCCATCAGCTGCTCCAGCTCCACGGGCGATAGATCCTCAACTGCTTTCCCAAAGCGCCGAAGAAGCTCGGCGCGATACTTCGCATCCATGATATCGCTCCCCTTTCCCCGGCGCGGCCGGCATCTTCATATACCCACCATAACGCCGCCATAAGGCGCTTGTCCTGTCTCCGGCACATTATGACGGTCTGCGTCATTCCGCCCGAAATAACACGCATAAGGCTGGTGATAACATGGATGTTTCTCTGGTAAATGCCACGCTGGAAAACATGGAACTTCTTGCGAATGTCTCCATTCCGCAGCAGCAAAACCAATATGTCAACTTCGAGCTTTCGGCCGTCGGGTATGAAATCGCCGGGAATCCATGGGCATTCATCATCCTGGCCGACGGGTGTGTTGCCGGATACCTGTGCTGCGACGAATTGCAAGGCGGCGAGCTGATGATAAAGAAATTCGTGGTCGGCGCCGAGTTTCAACGGCGTGGCATCGGCTCTGCAGCTCTTGAACTTCTGCGCGCGGCTGCGCGGGAGGCTGGTTGCCGTGAGATTTATTTGAGCGTCGCCGCGGATAATTCCCCGGCGCAGGACTTCTATACCCGGCGCGGCTTCTCCTTGGACGAAAGCGGCTGTGCGGAGCAAGGGTGCTGGCTCTGCCGTGATATCCTTTTCGATTGAGCAACCACTATATATTGTGACAAAACCCGATATATTGAAAGTTCGTTGGAAAGGTGTTTTTTCAGTTTGTGTCTCAATTTCAAGGCACAAACTTTAGCTAAGTAAAGTTTGTGTCGGTATATCAGACACAAAAGCCGATATGATGATGTTTCGCCGTAGCCTCCACAGAGAGTATAATCACCCCGAGCATTCAGCCGCGCCACAGGGCCGTCAAAAATCAATTTTGATACCAAATAGTGAGTGTTTATATTGCCCAGGCCCAAAAGTCGCTTGTACCCCCTCTAGATTTGCTCTCAGCGCACACAACCGATCTGCGTATTCCTTTTTTCTTTTCAAACTGCATTTCCGTAATATTACGAATTCCGTTATAATCCTACGAACAACGACAGACCCCGGCCAAACGGTCGGGGCCTCTGTTATAATAGGGGTATTCGGATATTCTTTGTGCTTACGCGCTGTATCACACTGTTATCTATTACAGGATAGATAGAAGTTATATCTATCTATCGTCTTAGTCTTATATAAATAAGGTGTCGGCCTATTTTGTGTCTGTATAGCAGAGGCAAACATCGACACAAACAAATTTTGTGTCTGATATACAGACGCAAATATAGACACAAAAACAATGGCTTTTGTTGAAACTTGAATCTGCATTTGTGTCTGATATACAGACACAAAAGGCAATAACGCTCTGATTTTGCTCTGCTTGGCAGTTACAAAAAATATGTGGCAACCACAATATATTGTGGTGAGCATGGAGGTGCAAAATGCCGGTTTATAAAGACGAAAAGCGCGGCACATGGTGGGTGTCGGTCCGCTATACCAACTGGGCCGGACAGCCGGACAGGAAAGTGAAGCGGGGATTTTCCCGTGAGCGCGACGCCAAAGCATGGGAACGGGACTTCCTGTTTCAGCAGTCCAGAAGCTGTGATATGACAGTATCCGCTTTGTGGGAGCTGTACCGCGAAGATGATAGGGCCCGCCTGCGTGAAAGCACGCGCGACAGCAAGGATTCCCTGTATAGGACGCATATCGCCCCCTACTGGAAAGACACTCCGGTGAACACGATCACGCCGGCCGATGTGCGGAAATGGCAGAACACTCTTGTTTCAGCACGGAAGCCCGATGGAGATCCGTACAAGCCTACTTATCTCCGGTCCATCCATTCCCGGTTCAGCGCCTTGATGAACTATGCCGTCACCTTTTATCACCTGCCCGCCAACCCTTGCCGGGCTTCCGGCTCCATCGGCGCCAAGAAACGAAAAGAATTCAGCTTCTGGACACTCGACCAGTTTAACCAGGTCATCACCTACGTTGATGCCCCCGCCAAACATCTGGCCCTTATGATTCTATTCTGGCTGGGTTTGCGTGAGGGTGAATGTCTTGCATTGACCGCGGCCGACCTTGGCGATGATGGTTATTTCAGCATCTCCAAAACCTTTCACCGCCGCAAGGGGCGTGAATACTTCGGCCCTCCCAAAAGCGACAACGGCGTCCGTTATCTGGCCGCGCCAAATTTTCTCATTGATGAATTCCGCAAGTACTGCAACTCGCTGTACGACCTGAAGCCCAGCGACCGCATATTCTATTTTGGAAAAAGCACTCTCGGCCGGGAGCTTGATCGTGCAGCTGCGTGTGCCGGGATTCCGCGCATACGCCTGCACGACCTTCGACACCCGTATGTCAAGCACACGACAAAAAAATATAATTCTGAAAAGCAGAAAACCCAAGCTACCAAGATTGTGGATTTGATAGCCTGGGGTTTCTGTTTTTGTATCGTCAGTTATTCAAAGAGGTCATGGACCCTGTAAACAATCTCTATACAGTTGTTGGGAAATACATATACCTTTTCAATCAGCAGATCGGTCAGCTCGGAGGTCAGCGCATCCGCTTCTGCAATCGAGTGAACAATCTCCTGCCGGTTGCTTTGGCGGGCCTGTTCTTCCTGCTTCAGCTTTGCCTGGGCGGTGACAGCAGCATAGGCATTTTTGACTTTCCGTATTTCTGCGTCATAAACTGCTTTCTCCGATTTATAAGCGTCCAGTTCGATCTGCCCCAGGAGATACCGTTCAAAGAGAGCTTGCTTCTGATCCCTCAAATCTTCCAACTGTTTCTCATATTCGGAGCATTTAGCGACGGTGGCGTCCAGGTGAAGGGTGCCGTCCTCATGTGCAGGCAGCAGGATTTCCAGCTGTTTTTTCAATGTGATAAGCACCGCTTCTTCCAGCCCGGCAGCGTCCGCTCGTATAGTATGGCAGCGGCTGTTTACGTTGGCAGTCGAATGACGGCACATATAAAACGGCTTCTTTTGAGCAATGCGGGAAAGTGCATGATCGCAGCAGCCACAATAGACCTTGCCTTTCAGTGGGTACTCCCTGATTTTCCGGGTCGGTAAGGAAAACCGGCGCTGCACAGCTTGTACCTTTTCAAACAGCTCTTTCTCAATGATTGCCGGATGGTGGTCGGGAATAATGAACCATTTGTCACGGTCCTTCATGCGGCTCCGTGTACCTCCCACTTCAATGACTGCCCGCCGTCCAATGACGTAGGAACCGATATAGCGTTCGTCCTCCAGGATGCGGAGAACCGTAGAACTGCTCCAGCGGCCACGAGAGCGTGAGACATCGTGGTACTGCTGCCCATGAGCGGCTTTATATTCCCCTGGGGTTGGGACGCCCCGCTTAAACAGTTCCCTGGTAATGGCTGCCGCCCCAATGCCAGTTGCCGCAAGCTGGAAAATGAGCTGCACCACCGCAGCAGTTTCCGGGTTTGGCTCCATTCTGCCATCGGCGCTTTTGCGATACCCATACGGGCAAATCTTACTCTGATATTCTCCGCGCTGCATTTTGGCGTACTTGGCGCTTTTGGTTTTCATGGACATATCGCGGCTGTAATACTCGCTGATCAAATATTTGAAAGCCACATCCATCCCGCCGGTATCACCTTTGTGCTGATCACTGTCGAAATCGTCATTGATGGAGATAAACCGGGTGTGAAACAATGGGAACACCCGCTCGATGAAGTAGCCGGTTTCGATGCTGTTACGCCCAAACCGGGAAAAATCTTTTACAATGATACAGTCAATCTGATTGGCCCGCACCAATTCAATCAGCTCCTGGACTTTGGGACGCTCAAAATTTGTCCCGCTATATCCGTTGTCGATAAATTCCAGAACCTCTGCGTCAGTGGACTCCGGCATGGAAGAAACGAACTCATTCAGCACAAGGTGCTGGTTCTCAATGCTCATGCTGTCGTATTTGTAATCCTCCAGGGAAAGGCGGATATATAGGGCGATTACATATTTCTGCATTGGTTCAGCACCTCCTCACCATGCTCAAATTCGCTTTGAAAACGGAAATGTACCGTAATCTGTTTCTCTCTGGAAACCTCCACACGTTCAATCAGCCGGTCAATCAGGGCTGCCGTCAGCTGGCGATCTTCCTTGATATGCTGTGCATCCTGGGACAGCATTTTATACTGTTCCAGCTGCGTGGCGATAATCGCAAGCCCTGCTTTCAGCTGCTCGATTTCCTTGCTGATTTCCTCGATTTTGGCTTCGTACTTCTCCTTGAAGGCAAAATACTCATCTTGTGACAGATGGTTCTGGATCAGACCCTCATACAATCCGCGCTGGTAGGTACGCAGCTGTTGGATTTCCTGTTTCCGGCTGGCAATTTTAGCCTGAATGCTTTTCTGCTCTTCAGCTTCTTTGGAGAGGCTTTCCAGGCCGAGAGAGTATTGCCCCAGCGTGGTATCAAGCTGTTCCTGCAATATATCCGCCAACGCATCCAGCAGGTTCATTTCATCAATGAAAACGCCGGGGCAAGCACCCTTTTTGATGCGGTTATTGCTGATACAATGGTAGACATATACATCCGCTGTCTTTTTGCGGACGCATTTTTGCCGGTGGAGGCTGTGTCCGCAGTGGGCGCAGAAAATTTTCCCTCTCAAAAGATTGGGGGACCAGGAATGTATTTCCCTGTCTTTGGCCTGTTGTGCGGCACAGTCTAAGACTTTTTGTACAGCATCGAACAGCTCTCTGCTCACAATGGCCTCATGCGTATCACGAACGACCGTCCATTCATCGGCGCTGGCCCTGACCTGTTTGTGGTCGATGACCTTGGAAACGCCCTGCACAAGATCGCCGGCATAAACGCCTGCCCGGAGAATTTTGGCAACCGTGCGCGTCTGCCAATTCCCATTTCCAATCAAATTCTCATGGGTAATCTCGCCCAGCCTTTTCTTATAGTGACTTGGGGCGAGGACTCCGGCCTCGTTTAATCGAACCGCAATAGTGTTCAGGCCATCGCCTTCAGCGGCCCACTGAAACATAGTTTTGACCACCTCAGCCGCCACCGGGTCAACGATCAGCTGGTGGCAATCATCGGGGGCTTTCAAATATCCATAGGGTGTACGCCCGCCAACGTACTTGCCATCTTTCATTGCCTGCCGCTGCTGCGCTTTGATCTTTTTCGCTATATCCAGCGCATAGGCTTCGTTAATCATGTTCCGCAGAGGAATGATGATGCCATCATGGGCATGATCCGGGGAGGAAGAATCATAGCGGTCATTCACAGCGATAAATCGAACCCCCTGTGCAGGAAAATACCGCTCGATATAGTAGCCAGTGTCGATGACATTCCTCCCCAGGCGGGAAAGATCTTTGACAATGACACAGTTGATAAGGCCCGCTTCAATATCGGAGAGCATCTGCTGGAAGCCGGGCCGGTGAAAATTCGTACCCGTTGCACCGTTGTCAATGTAGGTTTGAACCACGATGATTTCCGGGTTCTGCTCCAGATACCGGGCGATAATCAACTGCTGGGTTTCAATAGAGGCAGTACGGGTATGCTTATCCTCAACGGAAAGCCGCACATAAACTCCGGCACGGCAAGTTGTATCTATCTCCGGTGCAGGAAGCACCACGGTTTCTTTTCTGCTTTTTCTTGCCACAAATCATCCCACCTTTCTTTGGCTTGTCTGCTCCGCCAGCTGAATCAGCTGAATGGCTTTCTGATATTCATCCTGATATGTGAAGGTGATCTCCAGTTCCTTTTTCCCAATCACCTTGATACTCTGTATCATGTGGACCACAGCTTTGCGGTCCAGGGTCTCCATCGTGGAAAACTGCGTGAAATGAGAAATCCAACGGTTTCGCTCACTTCGGTTTTCCAACACATCGGACAGCTTATCTTTCAGAGTGCGGATCGCTTCTTTCGCATTTTCCGCAGCCCTTGTGTATTTGGCTTTATAATCGGTGTATTCTTCTTTGTTGATTGTGCCGGTAACCAGGTTTTCGTAAAGGCGGGCCTTAAACTCCAACGCCTGCGCCAACTGCCTCTCATTGGCTGCGATGTGGGAAGCGTATTCATTCGCCAGCGCCTGGTTGATGCTGCTCTGGTCGATGCCGTCCAGAATGGCTTGCAGGCAGGTCACATTGTCTATGTACCCCTTCAGGCTGTCTTTGACACACTCCACCAGATCGCTCTCCTTGAGCATCACAGGATTGGCACAGCCATGCTTTTTCCCGGTGGGGCAGTAATAATAGTGGTATTCCTTGCCCTTGACCCGGTTCGTTTTCCGCGTCATGCGCGCCCCGCAGCAGCCGCAGATTAAGATGCCGGAGAACAAATACACAGTGTCTTTCTTTGGTGACGTGCGGGTATCCAGTCTGCGGATACGCTGAACAAGCTCGAAATCCTGCTTGGGGATCAGCGCCTCATGAGCGTCGGGAACGCGAATCCATTCAGAGGATGGCCGCTGCTCCATCTGCTTGATTTTATAGTGCGGCGTACCCTGTTTTCCCTGTACCAGCGTGCCAGTATAGGTTTCGTCCTGCAAAATGCGGATAACCGTCGTAGCAGACCATTTACAGTCCTCTTTGTCTGTGTATCCATGTTTGGCATAAGGGAAACCGTTGTTTTTCTTATAGGCCAGTGGCGACAGGACGCCCATATCATTTAAGGTAGTGGCGATCCGCAGTGCGCTTGTCCCATCCAGACGCATACGGAAAATGTCCTGGACAACACGGGCCGCATACGGGTCTGGTACAAGCAGGTTTTTGTTTTCCTCTGACTTCATATAGCCGTAAACAGGGAAAGCCCCAACAAAATCTCCGTTCCGCCGCTTTATATCCAAAGAGGTACGGGTTTTGATGGAAATGTCCCGGCAGTAGGCTTCGTTCATAATGTTCTTGACGGATACGGTCAAGTCGTCCCCGCTGTTCTCATGGGCAGTGTCGATATTATCCGTGATGGCAATAAAGCGAACCCCATAAGCGGGAAACACCCGCCGCAGGTAGCGCCCGGTTTCGATGTATTCCCGCCCCAGGCGGGAAAGGTCTTTGACTATGACGCAGTTGATCTTGCCATCGGTAATATCCTGCATCATTTCCTTAAACGCCGGACGGTCAAAAATGATACCGCTGTAACCATCGTCGATTTTTTCGGATATGATTTCAATGTCCGGGTTTCGTTCAATAAAACTCTCAATCAGCTTTCGCTGATTGGTAACACTGTCGCTCTCGCTGGAGCGGTCATCTGTGTATGACAGACGAATGTAAGAGGTTGCCTGGTATTTTGGCATGAAAAAGCACTCCTTTCCTCCCGGAAGCTCCCGCAAGAAAAGAGTGGATTTTGAGGTTTTCAGTTTTCATCCTTTTCCAAGGCCATCGTAACATGGTCTTTGGGAAAAAGCGAGGATGTCGATCACCTTAAAATCCCTTGCAGGCATTCCTCCAATGTGACCCCGTTATTGGCAAAAGCAGCATTTACCACAAAATCGCCGCAGCGGAAACGATATGGATTTTTGATCTGGTGAAGAAAGGCTGCGATCCGTTCCTCTTTGGGTAGTGCCTTATCTACCGCAACTTCACGGATGTCAACCAATTCATCGGTTGTGGCTGGTGAACGGGCTTGCATCAACTGGCTCATAGGGATACTCCTTTCTATGTGGTCGTGTTCAAAGTTACATGAATACGCTGGCAGCCGAAACTGCCAGCGCATGGTATCTAACTTTGAAAGGCAACCCCCACCGGCGCTCATGCACCGATTGGGAACCGCCGCAAAATCAATTTGGTTATCGCGCCACATTTGCCACGCACCCCTGACGCTGGGGACAGAACAGGTCTCCGCTGGCGCGGCTGTCATAACTCCGCAGCGTCGTTCGTAGCGTGCGCCGCAGGGTTCCCCCCAAGTCTTTGGCGGGCCGTGAGGAAGTATCTTTAAGCCCCCGCGTCCTCATCGCGCCGGATGTGCCACCATCCGGGGTACAGGGCCGTTGATCGCTCCGAAACAGCTTGTCCATCACCTCCTGGCTGTTCCATCTTCGCGGCGTCCTGCACTCGCTCATACGCGGGTTATGTACCTGTTCTGCCGTGTATTCGGTTGTCAAAGATCAGCGAAGGAAAAATCCCCTTCTTGATAACCATGACAAAAACAGGCGATTTGTCCTGCCTGTTACGCAAATTTTTTATAAAAATTTTAGCCTTGCCGCTTGTCCGGGGACGTACACAGCGCAAGCAACTGGCAAACAAAATAAAATAGGTACTATCGTACCCAAAAGAGCCTCCTACAAGGTTCTTTCCGGCAGAGAATGGGAACGATAAAATATTAGTAAGGAGACGATAGTGCCTATGGAGATGTTAAAAGAGCTGGGACGGCGTATTCAAAAAGCCCGTAAGGAGAAAAAACTTACACAACAGGAACTCGCTGATTTGAGCCATGTTTCGCTGAAGCACGTTCAAAGTTGCGAAAGAGGGGAAAAGAACCCTTCTTTTGAGGTTCTGCGTGCTTTTGGTAAAGTTTTGAATTTGTCCTTGGACTCCCTGATGAATCTTGATCTGCCCGAAGATGAACAATCAGCCAACGATATGCGGCAGCTCTACCTTTCGTGCCCTCCGGCGGCCAGAAAGGCGCTGTTAAACTCGGCCCGTGCGCTGGCTGATGAACTAAAAGAGATGACGCAGGCAGACGAATGTGACCAAGATAAAAAAGCAGAGGAGAAATAAGCCGGTGGAGGAGTAAAAATCCCCCCACCGGCTTTCTTTTTGCCGCTGTGCGGCGGTCAGGTTACCGGGCTTCGTCCAGCAGACGCGCCAGCTTCTTCAGCCCGCGCCGGATACTCGCCCACACGCGGCGGCGGTCGATGCCCTCGATCCGGGCGATCTCGGCCGCCGTCATGCCCAGGTAAAACCGGGCGTAGATACGCCGGGCCTGGATGGCGGGCAGCTTCATCAGTGCGGTATACACTTCCTCCCGCAGCTGCTTCTGCTCCAGGATTTCCTCCGGGGTGAGCGGCCGGTTGATGGCATCGTTTTCAATGCCATCCTCCCGGTTCAGGGAATAATGGGCCTTGTGCCGGAACTTTCGGCGTTCATAGGCGGCATCGTCCTGTTCCTGGCCCCGGATCGCGGCCAGCACTTCCTCGGCCACGTCTACAAAGACATCAGTTTTATACACATCGGGATACAGTTCCCGAAGATTGATCTTCTGCAT